GCAAGCGAAACGGCATCAAGAAGCTTGTGTGGTCTACCAATAAGGCGGACAGAGTGAACCACAGGGGTGGGTGCAACATGACGGTCCACAGAGACTTCGCGAATAAGTCTTGCCCCGGAACGTATCTGTATAATCGCCACGGTCAGATCGCGGCGGAAGTAAACAAGCTGTTGGGTGCGACAGTGGCGGAGAAGCCCGCGAACGCAACGGTGAAGAAGAACGTGCATTGCACAGGCTACGCCACGCACGGACCGAGTGCAACGTACAACAAGACGTATACGGTCAATGCCTCTGACGGTCTGAACATGAGACAGGCGGCAGGGGTATGGAACGGGAAGATTGTCACGATCCCGAACAAGGCAAAGGTAAGATGCTACGGCTATTACTCCATGGTAGGCAATGCGAGATGGTTATGCGTGGAGTATGAGACCAGCACAACCAAGTATACGGGATTTGTAAACTCTGCATATCTTAAGTAATGGCGAGGGAATTCGCGGAAGGGTTCTACAACTCAAGAGCGTGGAAAGAATGCAGGAAGGCTTACGCAAAAAGCAAAGGATATTTATGCGAGAGATGTTTGGAGAAAGGGATATACAAGACAGGGGAGATAGTTCATCACAAGATACATCTAACTCCCGAGAATATCCAGGACCCAAGCGTCTCTCTTGCCTTTGATAATTTAGAGTTGGTCTGCCGGGACTGTCACGCTATTCTTCACAAGCCGGAGAAGCGATACAAGGTCGACGAGCTTGGGAGGATAGCCCCTATGGAATAATCGGGTTACAGGCGTCAGACACCGGTGGGCGAACTCGATAATTATATATCGCGACGAATTAGGACGAGAAAGGACGACATGGACACAGAAAACTGGATTTTCACATACTACCAGCAAATCAAGAATAATTCTGTGACCGTGGGCCGCTGGATCGTCCTTTTGTACGAGTATATCGTCCACGGTTTGGAGGAAGGCCTGTTCTTCTTCGACCAAAAGAAGGCCGCGGACGCGATCGAGTACATCGAAAACCACACTTTCCACACGGAAGGACCGAAAGCACCGCAGAGGTTCATCCTGGAAACATGGCAAAAGGCTTTTCTGTCCTGCGTTTACGGAATAGTGGACGCGGATGGACACAGACAATTCAGAGAAGTATTTCTCCTGGAGGCTCGAAAGAATGGTAAATCAATTCTTGCCGCCGGGATGGAAAAATATGATTGGCAGAAGGACGGAGGCTTTGGCGCGAGATGTTTCAACGTTGCGCCTAAGTTAGATCAGGCGGATCTGATTTATAACTCCGTTTGGATGATGACCACGCTCGACCCTGAGTGGCAGGAACGGAAGGCGAAGCTTGAACGGGCTAAGAAGTCAAAGCAATTCGGAGACGACCCTGAGCTTGCCAGGCATCGCATGACCGACCTGTACATTCCGGGGACGAACGCGATGGTCAAGAAGATCGCATTCTCCGCCAAGAAGTCCGATGGCTTCAATCCATCGTTCTGTGTGTGCGATGAGATCGCCGCCTGGGAAGGCGACAAGGGCCTCAAACAATACGAGGTCATGAAGTCCGGCATGGGCGCGAGGCCGCAGGCGATCCTGTTGTCCTGCACCACCGCCGGATATGTAAACGATTCGATATATGACGAGTTGATGAAACGATCAACTCGTTTTTTGATGGGCGAATCGAAAGAGAAGAGGCTTCTCCCGGTCCTGTACATGATCGACGACGTGGAGAAGTGGAACGACATCAACGAGCTGAGGAAGAGCAACCCGAACCTTGGCGTCTCTGTTACTGTCGACTATCTTCTCGAAGAAATAGCCATCGCGGAAGGATCACTATCCAAACGGGCGGAGTTCTTAACCAAATATTGCAACATCAAACAGAACTCGTCCCTGGCATGGCTGCCCTCGAAGGTGGTCGAGACCGCTTCCGGCTCTTCGCTGGAGCTGAAGGACTTCGAGAATACTTACTGCGTCGGCGGCATCGACCTATCTCAGACTCGCGACCTTACGGCCTGCACGGCAGTCATCGAGAAGAACGGAGAACTCTATGTTTTCGCTAAGTTCTTTCTTCCGGCTGAAAAAATAGACGAGTGCTCTCAGAGGGACGGAGTTCCATACAACATTTACATCCAGCGCGGACTCCTACAACCTTCCGGGGACAACTTCGTCGACTATCACGATTGCTATAACTGGTTCACTTCCCTGGTGGAAGAACACAAGATCTATCCGCTACAGATCGGATACGACCGTTACTCGGCCCAGTACTTAGTCCAGGATATGCAGGCCTATGGATTCCATATGGACGATGTCTTCCAGGGCGAGAACCTGTACGGGGTCATCCAGGAAACACAAGGTTTACTGGAAGATGGAAAGATACACATCGGGGATAACGACTTATTAAAGGCGCACCTTTTGAACTGCGCCATCAAAATGAGTACGGAACGAGGCAGAGGAAAGCTGATAAAACTTTCCCCGTCTCTCCATATAGATGGAGCCGCGGCATTGATTGACGCGATGACCGTGCGACAGAAATGGTATGCCGAGATCGGCGACCAACTCAAGAACGAGGGATAAACCTATGGGATTGTTTGAAAAGATCTTCGGCAACAGACCGAAGCCAAGAGGGCGTTATGAAGACGTCTTCAAAATGCTGAACGGATACACTCCGCGCTTCACTTCCTACGGTGGCGAAGTGTACGAGATGGAGCTGATCCGGTCGGCTATCAACGCGAGAGCGACCAATATCTCGAAGCTGAAGGTCGAGATCGCCGGAACGGCGCGTCCTGCTCTGAGAGCAAAGATGAAACACGCCCCGAATGAATTCCAAACGTGGAGCCAGTTCTTATATCGGCTCTGCACGATTTTGGACGTTCACAACACGGCTTTTATCTGCCCCATTTACGACGAGTACGGAGAGCCGTCTGGGATATTCACACCACTGCCTCAGAGATGCGAGATCGTCCAGTTCGGCGGGGTGCCTTATCTGAGATACGAGTTCGCGAATCATGAAAAGGCGGCCGTGGAGTTAGCTTATTGCGGCTTGATGACAAAACATCAGTACAAGAGCGACTTCATGGGCGAAACGAATCACGCTCTTTTCCCGACCATGGATCTGATCCACATCACAAACCAGGGCATCGAGGAAGGCGTGAAGAGCGCGGCGACCTATCGATTCATGGCCCAGCTTTCCAATTTCGCGAAAGAAGAAGATCTCGCGAAAGAACGGAAGCGGTTCACCGCCAAGAACTTCCGGCGTGAGTCTGAGGGCGGCGGTCTCCTATTGTTCCCGAATACTTATCAGAACATCAAGCAGATCGACGTCAAGCCGTGGGTCGTAGATGACAAGCAGATGGAGATCATCCGGAAGAACGTCTTCGAGTACTTCGGCGTCAATGAGGACGTCCTGCAGAACAAAGCGTATGGCGATGCCTGGTCAGCATTCTATGAAGGCGCGATCGAGCCGTTTGCCATCCAGTTCTCGGAAGTAATGACGAAGATGCTCTTCACTTTGAGAGAGCAGTCTTCCGGGAATGCGGTACACGCTACAGCGAACCGGCTCCAGTATCTAAGCAACGCCGACAAATTGAATGTATCTTCTCAGATGCTCGACAGAGGCATCATGAGCATTAACGACGTCCGCGAAATTTGGAACCTTCCGCCTGTTGAGGACGGAGATGTGAGAATCATCCGCGGCGAATACTACACAACTGACGAAAAGGTGGGCGAAGAATGAAAGAGATCAGAAGCTTCGAGTTTGAAGTGAGAGCCGAACAGAATGACAAGGGCTCGGTCATCACCGGCCAGCCGATCGTCTACGACGAGCGCACCAATTTGGATTGGTATGACGAGATCATAGACGACGGAGCACTCGCGGAGACGGACCTCAGAGACGTCCGTTTCTTAGTTAACCATAACACCGACATGATTCCATTGGCGAGATCGAGAAACAACAACGTAAACTCGACCATGCAGATGGAAGTCGTCGAAGGCAAGGGCATGGCCATCCGTGTAAATTTGGACACGGAGAACAATGCCGACGCAAGAAGCCTTTATTCAGCGGTCGAGCGTGGAGACATCTCCGGAATGTCCTTCATGTTCGTCGTTGATAGAGATAGTTGGGACGACGTGGACACTGATCACCCGACGAGACACATCATAAGCATCTCCAAGGTGTTCGAGGTATCTGCCGTGACGTTCCCGGCGTATGAAGCGACTTCTATCCAGGCGCGAGGCCTGTCTGAAGCACTGGAGAGTGCCAAGACTTCACTGGAGAGTGTAAGAGCCGAGCAGAGGAAGAGAGAAGAGCAGAAACGCCGCTTAAAAATTCTTTTGGAGGTATGACATGGACTTTAAAGAAATGTCTGTTGACCAGTTAGAAGAGAGAAAGGCAGCCATTGCGACGGAAATCGACGCGCCGGAGGCCGACCTCAACGTACTGGAAGAAGAGATCCGCGGCATCAACGCGGAACTGGAGGCCCGCAAGGCCGAAGAAACCAAGAAAGCCGAGATCCGCGCCGCCGTGGCGATGGGTCAGGGCGAAGTAATCGAAAAACCCGCTGAAGAAAGGGAAACGAAAATGAACGAAGTAGAAATCCGCAATTCCAAAGAGTATATCAACGCTTACGCTGAGTACATCAAGTCCGGCGATCCGGCTGAGTGCCGCGCTTTGCTGTCTGAGAACGCTCAGAATGGCACCGTAGCCGTTCCTGACTATGTCTATGAGATCACCAAAACGGCTTGGGAGCGTGAAGGAATCATGTCCCGCGTTCGCAAGTCCTACATCAAGGGCAATCTGAAGGTCGGCTTCGAGATCTCCGGCTCTCCGGCACAGACCCATGCAGAAGGCGTAGCCGTAAACGAAGAGAACCTTGTTCTCGGCGTTGCCGAACTGGTTCCGCAGTCCATCAAGAAATGGATCTCCATCTCTGACGAGGCCATGGACCTGCGCGGCACTGAGTTCCTGGACTACATCTACGACGAGCTGGCTTATCGCATCGCAAAGAAAGCCGCTGACATGATGGTCACCCTGATCCTGGCCACCGATGCAACTGGTTCCGATTCCGTTCCGGTTCAGGCTATCGTCACCGCGAACGCCATCGCCATGGGCACTGTTGCCCAGGCTATCGCTAATCTGAGCGACGAAGCAGCCAACCCGGTCCTGATCATGAACAAGCTCACCTGGAGCGAATTCAAGCGCGTCCAGTACGCCAACGGTTACGGTGCTGATCCGTTCGAGGGCCTGCCTGTTGTATTCAACGACACCATCCCGGCATTCTCTGCCGCTTCCACTGGCGACACCTATCTGATCGTCGGCGACCTTGATCATGGCGCGCTGGCTAACTTCCCGGCTGGTCAGGAGATCACCTTCAAGTATGACGATATGACCCTTGCGACTCAGGATCTCGTCCGCATCATCGGCCGCGAATTCGTCGCCCTGGGCATCGTTGCACCGAAGTCCTTCGTCCAGGTTCAGAAGTGAGGTAAACAATGACGGTAACGACCGAATTGATAGCGGCCGCTAAACTGGCGATGCGGATCAAGACCGAGGTCTTTGATTCACAGATCAGCGACCTACTCAACGCGGCGATGCTTGATATGGGCGTTGCCGGAGTTGAGACGGCCACCGTTGATCCCTTGGTGAGACAGGCGGCCATCACCTACACGATGATGCACTTCGGAGAACCGGACGAATATGACCGCTTAAAGAGAAGCTACGACGAGCAAAAAGCACAGTTAGCGACCTGCACAGGATACACGGAATGGAGTTGATGGCATGGACAGGTCTACAGTGATCGGACTGATCAGCGAAAGCTATGCCAAAGATGAATACGGAGTATCCAGGAAGACCACATCCGAAAGGGAGGTCTTCGCACAGGTCGATTCTGTCACTCGAAACGAGTTTTTCGAGGGCGGTCGGAACGGTCTGAATCCGGAATATGAGTTCCGTCTTCTTTCAGAGGAATATGAAGGCGAAAGAGTCGTATCCTACAACGGCAAAAGATACGCTGTTTACAGAGTATACGAAGCCAGGAACGACATCATAGAGCTTTACGCCGAGAGAGAGGGCGGAACCAATGCCTAAGATCAAATCGATAAACCTCGAGAGCGCGGTCGAGAAGATCCTCAAGGAATACGCCGAAACCACGACCGAACTGACCAAAGACGCCGTCAAAGAGGTGGTCAAAGTCGGAGCGAAAAAGGTCAGGGAAAACGCAAGCGTATTTAATGGCACAGACTACGCCAAAGGATGGACGTCTCTCGTAGAGGAAGGCAGGTTATCCGCCCAGGGGGTCATTTACAACTCTAAACTGCCGGGACTGCCTCACCTGCTCGAAAAAGGCCACGCGAATCGAGACGGAGGGCGAACGAACGGGGTCGCCCACATATCGCCCGTTGAGGACGAACTCGAAGAGTTAATCATGCAGAAGATTGAGGAGGGGTTAGGATGACGCGACAAGAGGTCAAGTCCATGGTCGAGTCGATCGGCCTGGCATATGACTACTACCAGTTTCCCGAGGGAACAGCTCAGCCCTGCCCTTTCCTCATTTTTTACTATGGTACATCGAGCGATCCCTTCGCGGACAACTCTAATTATGCTTCGATCACGAATCTTGTGATCGAGCTCTACACTGACGCTATCGACTTTTCGCTCCAGGCTGACATTGAAGCGGCCTTAAAAGCGAACGGTCTGACCTACACCCGGTCGGAGGAATACATCGACTCTGAACGGATGCACATGACTACATACGAAAGCGAGGTCTTAATAAATGGCTAAGGTAAGATATGGCTTATCCAACGTTTATTATGCCAAGGCCACCATCGCCAACGATGGCACGGCCACCTATGAGACTCCCGTGGCTATTCCGGGAGCCGTCAACCTGACGCTTGATCCCGAGGGAGAATCCAACGTCTTCCGCGCGGACAATAT